TGCACAGAGTTTCAAACGACCCACAGGAGATATTACTACCCTGTTGGATTTAACAGACAGAGATTCACAAGACAATGCTTATTTTCCTCTGCAAGCAAAGCAAACTTGGTTTGCGCGCAGTCCCGATCGCAGATTTACACCGTATGTACCTGTCCTACAGGACTTCCAGTACAGAGGCCCTGCTGGATTCGGTCAACGGTTTTCCTTTGACATAAACTCCCAGGCGTGTGGTGATCTTTTATTAGGAGCAGTCCTTCAGCTTCAGCTATCAAGTTGGTTAGATATGACGTCTGTTTTAAAGCTTCAAAGCCAAGCCTATGAATACCAGACACCTTCTCAAGCGTGGTATTATGCGAATGCTATGGGTCAAATCTTATTGCAACAAGTGGAATTAGAAATAGACGGATCTACCATTGAACTTGTAGACGGTGATTTAGCCACTGCCTTTAGTGTCTTATATCCAGATCTGAATACCCAAGTGGGCCCTGGGGTTGACCATTTAGGAATCGCATCGTTTCAACAGCTTGCAACTTGGCCTCAACGTCGTGTCTTTCCCACCGAATCAGGATACATTCATTGTCTATTACCTCTTTTTTTTCAGCGAACACGTATGAAAGAAGGTCTACCTCTTGTTGCGTGTCGTGAAGGGACTGTACGTATCCATATTACACTAAGACCCTTTACTGAAGTTCTCAGACAAGCCAGAGGATTCCGTGATTCTTGTGATGCAACGCCTTTGAATCAGACAGTAAATCTTATCAACAAGTCTCTTCCTTTTGACCTTGTAGTGCCTACACAAACAAGTGAATCAGAGCCTCTTCTCCAAAATGTACGTTTAGTGACCTGGGGTGCAATGTTGGATGGATCTGTTCGCACAGCAATGATTCGTCAACCCTTTGAAATCATGTACAGACAAATCCAGACATTTTACTTTGAAGAACCTCTCAAGTACGTCATTGCAAAACCCAACGCAGATGACATTATTCGGATTCAGTTACCTTTGGAAGCCAATCACCCTATAGAAGAAATCTTCTGGTTTATCCGACGCAAAGACGTCAACAACAACAACGAATGGACGAACTGGTCTAGTGTTCTTAATAAAGACTACAACGCTACCTTCAATCCCAGACAAAGTATGATGACCTACGGTATTGTACAAGCAAATGGAATCACAGTGGTGGAAGCAGAAGAACAGTTTTTCAGACAACTCATTGCCAGACATCATCGGGGTGGCATTGTGGCCTACAATCAGTTCTTGTATGGATATCCCTTTGGCAGATGGCCAGGAGATGTTCACCAACCGACAGGAACAATCAATGCCTCCCGTCTTCAGAATCTCCGCTTAACCATTGATGTACGACCTCCTAAAAACCCTGATGGTACCGCAGTTGCCTGGGAAGTCAAGGTCTTTTGTGTTGCATTAAACTGGCTCCGCTTCCAGAATGGTATTGCCAATCGTATGTTCACAGATTAATCGCGATAGGGCTAAATTTGAAGGTTCTTCTTCTTTTCTGATTGTAAATGGCGTTTCAGTTTCTGTTTGGACAAAAACCGAAGCAACCTGTGATTCCTCCTATTCAAGTCCCTCGGTATGATATCTTTATGGGAGCAGGCTGTGTATTTACTGATGGAAAGCATATTCTAGGAGGGTACCAACCTCATAAAGCGAAACCCTGTATTAGTGGTATTGGAGGGCACGCAGAAGGAGGTGAATCTTATCTTCAAACAGCTTACCGCGAAACTATAGAAGAGATATTCCACGTATCAACAGTTCCAAAAGCTCTTGTGGATACATTGATACGAACTATGACTCCTCGTAATATCCGTATGAAAAAAGGATATGTCCTTGTGCAGTTTACCTTTACAGATTTTGAGATATTCCTTCGTCTTTGTAAACAAGCAAAACTTCAATCTCCTTTATACACAAAACTACCAAAAAATCTCCTAGACACCATTCAAATGCGAAAGACAAATAAAGAAGCAGAAATCTCAGCACTTTGTCTTCTCCCCATTGTGAACCACAACAGCCGAATCTGTCAGTTTGTTCATCCTGGATTCCTTCACGATCTTTCGGAGATTTCAGAGGACATAAGGAAAGTTCAAACAACAGGATAGAATGGTGGTCTCGCTCCTCCAAGTTATTCATACAGGCCTTCAAGATGAACGATTGTTGCCGACAAAAGGAAAGCCCAGCATTGGTTTTTTTCAGAAAGTCTTTGTGAAGGCAGGTCGCTTTACTACTGCTTGGGTCAGATTAGATTTTGATACACGACCTAACTTTGCAACGCAAGCATCTATTACTTTGCCCCGACAAGGCCATCTGATTACGCGGTTGTATCTGGTAACCACTATGCCTGATATCGTGGGACCTCAGCTTCTCGCGAGAGCAAACGCCACCAGTACATTTAAGGGCCCTACTTTTGGCTGGACAAACAGTCTAGGTCACGCTCTTATCACGAATGCGAGTGTAGATATTGGAGGTGCGCGTGTAGAACAGTTAAATGGCCGATTGATGGAAGTACTAGATGAGTTTAATACTCCTCTGGAAAAGACAACCATTGTGAACACGTTACTTCCACGTCTTCAAAATGGATTCAATACCCAAAGTATTGGGTGGACTGAAAGACCTACCGTGGCGGTTACGCCTTTGCCTTTTTGGTTCTCAAGAGGAGATCCTGGTGTTGCTCTTCCTATTGACGCCATCAACAATGATCAGGTACGCGTAAATATTACGTTTGCTCCTTTGAACTCTTTGTATGTCTCCTCTGCTCAAACCGATTTTTCCAGCGTAGTGTCACCAGCAGGAGGAGAAGCCTATTTTCCTTTGCTGAACTCGCCTTTCTACCAAGCAGGTGGATCCCTCACTATTGCAGGACTTTCAGGCAATCCGTCTGTGTCTGAACAGGTAAGCTTGATACCAGGAGTTACAATGCCCTCTTCGTATTCCTTGGGAGAAACCTATATGTTAGCAGAATATGTCTATTTAGACAAACCTGAAGCCAACAAGTTTCGCATTTCGGATATTCAATACCCTATTCCCCAACATTATCTCTTTGAACCAGCCGATACCAATGGACTTCCAAAGCTGACCATTCCTCTCCGTATTCCCAATCCTACACGTGATCTGTTTTTCTTTGCGCAACGGTATGAGGCCCCTGCATATAATGCTCCCTTCTTATCCTCTCGTGACTTAAGTGGTGTTGACGTTAGCACTGTCCCTTGGTGGCCTGATGCAAGTGGATTAAATGCAGTGAATCTGGGTACACTTGTGCCAGGATTTTCCACTAGACAATCCGAACCACTGGATATGGTAAGTCTCGTCTATGAAAACAAGTTGTACAGATACAGCAATATGGCTCCTCAGATTTTTAGAAGCTTATTGCCTTCTATTGTGCAGAAAAAGACACCGTGGGTCAACGGATACTATTATAATCTGCCCTTTGGGATGGAACACGGGATTATGCCTCCATCTGTTACAACAGGGGAAGCCAATCTAGACAAAGTAGAAAAGGTGGAGTTGCGTTTGCAGTTCAAACCTTATCTTGGCTCTTTGGATCCAAACAATGTTCCCAGATATATTGTATATTGCTTTGCAGAAACCTACAATATTTTACGTATCTATGGTGGACGAGCAGGATTACTGTTTGCGTTCTAAAACTTTTAATGGAAGATAAGCACCGAGGACACCAAAGAGTGTATCATTTAGAATGTCAATAATGCCCCGTAGATTAGGGATTGTCATCCCAATAGACAGTTGCCATAGTTCCCAAAGGGTGTGAATAATGAAATAAACAAGAATCGGGTTCAAAAATCTATAGACGTAAAGGTGAAAAAGAGCAAAGAAAACACCACTCAAAAAATGATTCACAGTCCAGAAGGTTATATAATAAAGACTTTTATCATTGCCCACAATATACTGATGTAAAAACTTTACAACTGGAGCAGGCAAAAAGGCGTCTCCACTTCTGTATTTCCAAGATGTTTTCTCCATTCTACTGATGAGGAGTACATTTATCGCTAGAAAGAACTTGAGTTTTTTCTTCACACGTTGTACTCACTGCTCCAATCCGTTGATCAATATAGGCTTGATTGGAATAGGAAGTATTAGAAGAGTTTCCTGCCACAACACGATTTGCACACGGTTCGGAGAGCCCCTTATTATACAGAAGAGCATTCGCATAGATTTGTTTCCCTTGTTGCCTGAAGGTAACAACGGAAGCATTGTAGTTCGTATTTTTATTGCTTGTAGGAGGTTTGGGCATTCTTTCTAATATATAAAGAGAATGAAAGGAGGCATTCGGTGGAAAGAAGGAGCGGATACTTGTATTTTTAAACCAAGTGTTGCGTGCAAAGAGGATCCTGTAAAGTATCCTTCCGATATACCTAATAAAATATCTCGTGTTGTACCTAATGATGCACCTGACCTTAAAAATGAGTCAATCATTAAAGATACGTTTCCAGAGTTAGCTAAACGAGGTATCATTTCAGTCTATGAAACAAAATGTACTCCAAAATTTATTGCTACCAATTTAACTTCATCACCTTCTATTCGTGTATATGGACCTTGTAAAAGTATAATCAATGAATCAAGTTATGTAAATATGATTACACCTGAATATACTGATACATTTGGAAATTACATTGAAATAAAACACGGTGGTATCTTAATTGGCTTTCAAAGAGCAATAGAACTCCTTCGTGGAGCGATTTGTGCCGCTATTGAGTTAGTCCCTGACAATGGTATATGGGTCATTCACGGTGATTTGCATTTAGACAATGTACTTATCAAACAAGAGTTAGATTCAAAAACACCTGCTTCTGCTACATACACAGCCTTGGCCGATTGGGGAAGAACTATTCTTTTTAAATCTTCAAAGTTCAACTCTATCCACGCAGGATTAGAACAATATCTTCACCTCCTATCTGACCTATTTGGACCCTTTTATACATATGGTGATCTCGCGAACAACCCTGGTGTAAAAGGTGGTCGTTATAAACAATTTTCTCTAAGAGTCTTGTATCAGTTAAATCTTTTTATGCAAAAATATACTAGTGGAGGATTAACAGAAGCTATTCTTAAAGATACGCTCAAAGTGTTACGAGGGTATATGGTTTATGTTCTTTTAAAACAAGTCTATTTACAGTATCGCAAACCTTTCCCTGCTTGGTTGCAAAGTGTCTTAGAAACTAATTCACAAAAAGAGTTAGCTGATTTGATAAATGCGAATCTTCCTAAAATACGAGATGAAGACTATTATACAAAACGTTTTGTCTTAAATGAAGCTTTACCTCCTCCAGCTGATAAACCTTTGTTTATAAACTTGGGAGGAAGAAGAAAGATACGAAAAACCAGAAGACAAAAACGCAGAAGTACACGAAAAAGAATCTAAACCTGAAAGAATCTTTTTTTTAGATGAACTCCATTACACTTGATAGTACTGAGTGTCGTACCACTCTTTGTAGACTTTGTGCAGAATCAGGTACAGATAAATGTCCATTTAATCTTCACGGTCATCGTCACCCTTATACTGCCCCTTACTCTCTTTTTTTTGAACCTTTGAAACACAAACCCATTAAGTTTGCAGAGATTGGTGTGTTTCGTGGAGCCTCCCTTGTGGCTTGGCGAAACTTCTTCTC